AGGAGTTGCAACTGCTTGGAGCTGCTTGGAGCTGCTTGAGGCTGTTCTATTTTGGTCACAACTTTGGTCACAACTTTTACGCAGCTTCACCTTTGGTGTGACGCATCTGATCGAGCTTATCAAACAAGCCGTCAGGCATATCCGAGAACCATCCGGCGGCAGAACCTCGGGCGCAAAGGATGTCGATTACTTGAGCTTTCGATTTTGCGCTCATTAGCTGCGAATGGAATTGCCCCGCCGGGGGAATGGGATTCGGGTTTATTTTCATTATTGTTGTGCAGAGTCCGGGGGTTTCAAAAATAGTTTGAGGATAATTTTCGGTGTTCATGGGTCACCTATTATGGCGTCGATTCTCTCGACAGAAATTTGACTAGAATTACGCAGCCTTTTGGCATAGCGAGAATTCCGGCAATGTCTCCATCTTCTGTGATTGACCCACCTATCTTAAGATACTTCTCGCTGTCTTCAGCCAGATAGCCGACGCTAGTGACCGTTACGCAATCTGTGTCAGTCGCCCAAGACGCATCTTGGGCAATATCTTCCCAAACAACTTCAACCAGTCTTGGTGTCACGCTTATTCAGCTTGAAGGGTGAAGGCACCAACCAACCAAGAACGATGAAAGCAAGCGCGCAGATCCCGAGCCATTTGCCACTAGTGGCGAACAACACCGCCAGTGCGCCCCACCCGCTCGTCGCCTGTTCTGGAGCTGACGGCAATGAACTGGGTGCGTCAGAGATTACCGCGGCGGTAAGACCCCCGGCAGCAGCTCCGGCTGCGACTGCCGGCAAGGTGCCGGTCACAACTGAAGCTGCGGCGCCGGTAGCGAGTGCAGCTCCCGAAGTCCACGCCATCTCTTTCATTGACGAGCAAGCTGAAATCATTAGGACAAACCCAACCACAATAAGGATAAAGAATACTTTTTTAGTTTTTTGATCAAGCTCGTTGAGCCATTCGTTCAAACCTTTATAGGGATCAATCATCAGCCGGACATTCACAAAGTTTTTGATCAAGCTCTTTTGAGATCCGTTTGTTTGCCTCAGTCAGAAACTCAGGGAGGAACCACGGGCAAACGGCATGAGCTATCCCGACTACTCCGCTACCAATAAAAAGGCCGGAGATAAACCCGGCCCTTTTTGCGTGCTGCCAATATTTACCTTTGGCGTGGTTGTGTTCAAAGATCTTCATTCACTTTTTTGATTTAGCTTTTTTTGCATTTTTGCTCGCGTATGACTGTGCATCTTTTTTGCCCTTTGCCGTGTAAGGGAACTTCTTATTTCCAACTTTTGGCACTTTTATCTCCTTATCTAATTTTTGTAGCAAGAACTTTGTCGAGCATCTGCTCGATTGACTCAAGGCGAAATTCCATTACGTCAACGCTTTTGATAGCCGTTGCCAGATTGCCTTGATCTGTTACAAGTTTCTGAAGGTTATGAATTTCAAGCTGACACTTCTGTGCATCTTCTTGAAGAGCGTTTATCTGAGCGGTGTGTTGACCGCCTTGTATTCCACCGAGCCTTTCGACTTCGGCTGAAAGTGATGACGCCCACCAAATCGCGCCGGTCGTTTGACCGACAAGAAAAATGATTGCGCCGATTAAATAGGTTGGGATATTCATGCGTTTAGCCACCTCGTGATAAGCGAAGCGCCAGATGCTGTAACTGTGGTAATTGCAATTAACAATCCAATCCCCAAGCCTCTTTGGGTATGCAGTTGCGCCTCAAGATTTGTCATTCTTGTTGTCATCTCGTGCATCATTCTTTCGGTTGATTCAACCTTTTCAATGAGCCGCCCGATTTCTTTTTCAGATATGTCCGTCAACCTTCAAAGTTCGCTTCAACCGGAAAGGTTGGGTTAGGGTTTAACGAAAACGAAGTGCCGTTAGATGCACCACCGAAAACTATGCAAGCCTGTTCTTTTTCTTTGGTGCGCTTCGTTACGACAACGGTGCTTGTGGTTGAGTCGTGATTGACAAAAAGAATTATGCTCATTGATGGAGTGAGGTGCGAAATCACCATCGGGATTTCGCGGTAATCTTTTTCAAGAATCTCCATCATCCGAACGAACGAGTCGACACACATAAACGTCATTGGAGCGGCGAACTCATACATACCCTTGGGCATCGGTTGTTGCGAATGTGCAGACGAAAAAAAACCGCCTATCAAGGCGGCTGTCAGCGCGAAGGCTTTGATCATGGTTTCGGATACTTTGTTTTAACCGCCTGTCGATCCGCTTCCAACGCAGTAACAGATGCCATGCGTTCTTCGACCACGCCTTCCCATAGAGCAACGATCAATTCGTCAATAGACGGATACTCTGCCTGTCGATCACGTTGGTATTGGGTAGCGGGTTGTTCGGCAACATAAGAATCCCACGCCGATTGCAGTTCTGCTTCTGTTGGTTGTGGGTCTGATCCACTCCACTCAATAAAATAATGTGGAGGATTAGACTGATTAAGTCGGTAGCGGTTTCCATTAAGACCTAATCTGTTAATGCAAATATTAATATCCATGATTAAGCCTCTTTAAAAATTTTAACTACGGAATAAATGTCTGGAGTATCCGACCAGTAACCACCATGTGAAATGCCAAACGCAGAAGTGCTAGTCTTTGTGGTTCTGCACCTATGTTGCAATTCATAAGTATTAGACGCAGAAGCAGTATGTCTCATACTGACAATTACAGATCCCCAATGATCTCCACCAGTTTGACTAAAATTATTTATTCCGGGATAAAGCGTAGTTCCAGTTACATCATAAATTGCAAGTTGATGCTGTTGAATATAAGCCGCAGTTGAAAATGCTTCAATCCAATATGTTCCCGCACCTAAAGTAAATTGATTGGCAGAAAGAGTTACTATTGAATCTGGATCAGCATGAACAGTATTTAAATCTCTTGTTCTCCATGCTCCAGATGTAAAACTTCCGCCATTCGTACCTACTGTTTTTTGATCGTAAATAATTGCATAACTTGTAAATAACCCAAACCCACTAGCCGTACCGTTGTTAGTAATCGTTCCACCACTAGGAATCGTTAGCCCACTGTCCTTAATTGTGACCCCATCAACAACAACTCCATTAGCAGAAGTTCTTTCGGAGATCGTGTCAACTTTTACTTCACTCATTTAGGGTCTGCCTCCTTGACGGCTTCGATGGCATCTAACCAAGTGCGTGAGCCTTCTGTTTGATCGTGAAACATCATGTCCATTTGTTCTTGCCAAGATGGATATGCTTCGGCTCTTGCTCTTGAATAATCTTCTTCTTTTTGTAAATACCCGCTTTGTTCAATTTCAGACCATGCTGTTTCTAGTTCTGCTTGTGTTGGTTGCGGATCAGAACCACTCCACTCAATAATCTCATGCGGAGTGTTTGACTGGCTTAATCGATATTGATTGGCGTTAAGACCTAAATGAATAATGCAAAGACTAATGTCCATTACGCCTCCTTGTAAATTTCGACGAAAGTGTATTTTTCGACAACGTTACCAGTATCAGCACCACCCTCGAACCCAAACCCATAAGTTGCGTACCCAGTTGCACAATGGTGACGTATTTCGTAAACATTAGACCCGCTAGGAGTTACTCGCGCCATTCCGGTCGAAGGATCAGATTCACCGTCATAAGTATCACCCCATCGTGCATCTCCATATTCGATGTACGCTGTTCCTGTAACGTCATAAAGTGCCGCTTTATGCCTACCAACTCTTGCGGCGGGCGCAGACCACTTTATAAGATATGAACCCGCTCCAAGAGTAAATTGATTGCTTGAAATTGAAACAATGCCATCGGGGTCAGCAATTTTTGTATTCAAATCTCTGGTTCGCCACAAAGCATTTGCAAATGTGCCTCCGGCAGTGCCTGATGATTTCTGATCGCAAATAAGAGCATAAGAAACAAACCCGCTACTAAACCCAGAAGCAGTTCCACTGTTTGCAATCGTCGCACCCGATGCAATGTCGAGAGTCGTGCCTGATGGGATCGTGACCGTGGCTCCTGTCGCGGCTGATATTGAATTTGCTTTAAGTAGACTGGACATTACAGACCTCCTGACAGTGCGTTAATTTCTGCGTCAGAAAGACCTAGTGCGGACAATTTATCTCTTGCACTTTGACGATCTAAATCTGCTTGAGTTGGTTCTGGTTCGGGTTCGGGCGGTCGTGCTACAAATGCGCCGTCAGCGTAAACACCGCCGATATATGCGTTAGCATCTGCTTCAATAAAAACGCCGTCTACGTTGTATTCAGAACTGCCATCCCATTCAATGATGTTGTCAACGATGCCAGAGTTAACGATTGCGTATTTCATCTATTTGTACTCCTCAATAATGCAAATTCCGCTTGCTCCCGAACCGCCTGTTCCTTGTTGTCTACCGCCCCCGCCACCTCCGGAACCATATCCAACTGCATCTCGACCGGTAAATTCGTAATAAGCCATTTCTCCACCGCCACCTAATATTGTGCTTCCGCCTTTTGATCCTAAGTTATAACCATAAAAATGAGGACAATCTCCGGCTTCCCCAACAAGGTTTATATCGCCACCAGATGCAGAACCATGGGAAACTTGATCGCTATCTCCTCCGCCCGCCGTTAAAGTCAAAGATGTGTCAACGTAAGTGCTATTGCCCCCATCAGTACCAACCGCAGAGAGTGCTCCCACACCTCCAGAACCTATTGTTATTGTTGCGGTTGAAATTAAAGAAACATCATGAGCATATTTAATTACTGTTCCACCTGCTCCGCCCGACCCTGCGCCGTATTGATTAGTCGCCCCTGCTCCACCTGCTCCCCCACCAATTATTGTTATATTTATTTTTGTAATGCCAGACGGCTTTGTCCACGTTCCGCTTGAAGTAAAGGTTTGCACCGAAGCAAGACCACTATCAAATCCAGAAGTCGTAGCAGATGCGTGAACTGCAACGGTTGTCCCTGCCCCACCCAACGTAAGCGTTGAGCCTGATTCTTTGTCGATAGAATTTACGTTTATAGATCCCATCACACGATTACCAGAGTTGATCCGCTAGGGATGGTTATGGTTCCCGAAATAACGAGAGGCCCCGCGCTCACGCCGTTAAAATTTGTCGTCATGGTGTAATCCTCAGAGATGGTAATTTCATTTTCAAAGACAAACGCCTCACCGTTCCCGCCTGACGCGCCCCCACCAATTGCGCCCCATGCTGATCCGTAGCCTTCAAACCCGGCTGTCGTTGAGTTGTAGCGAATCATCCCCGCTGACGGTGAACCATCCCGCTGTGCTGTGGTTCCTGCGGGGAGTTGTCCTGATCCGGTAGCGGAAGTTTTGGCAACGACTGTTGCAGCGTCGAGCGCAACGTCTGCCCAACTGCTACCGTCATAGACGCGCATTCGATTTGTCGAGGTGTTGAAATACAGATCCCCGGCAGTTAAAGCTGCGCCGTCATTGTCAACCGTTGGATCGCTCGACTTCGCTCCAAGGTAGATGTCATCGAAATTGTCGAGTGCCGCCTCTGCCGCAGCTTGCGCTGTTTCCGCTGCCGTCTTTGCAGTTTCAGCTGCGGTTTTTGATGTGGCAGCGTTCGACTCGCTTGTTGCAGCATTGGTTGCTGACGTGGCCGCCGCCGTTGCAGATGTCGCAGCGTTACCGGCCTGAGTCGTTGCTGTTGCGGCTTGAGTCGTTGCTGTTGCAGCTTGCGTGGTTGCGGTCGCTGCGTCAGCTGCGGTCGAGACAGCATCGGCAGCTGTCGAAACGGCATCAGCGTTTGTTGCAACTTTATCGGCGGCAGTGCTGACTGCATCGGCAGCTGTTGCGGTCGCGTTTGTTGAAGCTGACGATGCACTTGATGCTGCTGCCGTTGCGCTCGTCGAGGCCGCAGATGCTTGCGTTGTCGCTGTTGTCGCACTGGTAGCGGCTGAAGTCGCGCTAGTGGCTGCGGCTGTTGCACTGCCGGCAGCTGCGGTTGCTGAAGCGGCGGCTGCCGCTGCATCGGTTGAAGATGAAGCTGCGTCGACCAACAGCGCCCACTTCGCGGAATCAGTGTTCGTTGTAAGCGGTTGCGCGCCACTTGAGGTGTGTGACGTTAAGCAAATGAAGATGTTATCCGTTGAGGTGTCTTTGACAATATCGCGCGTCACATAGGCGGTTGAAGCTGCCCAGTTGCCTTCATAGTTGCCGATCTCAACCGTGGTGATCAGGTTGCCGGCGGCATCAAAACCGAACACCTTGTTGGCCCTTTCAGCCGCTGTGCCGGTGACTTCAACGTTACCGACATCTGTGACCGTCAAAGCGAACTTAATCGACCGAGCTGCTTCCTCGTCCTGTTCCTGTTCTATAAACGTCAGCCGGTCGACAGAGTCCTCGAGTGTTTCTGCGGGAAACCTATCATAATCGTTCCAATCGTTTGATTGGGTGCGCGCCAAGCTTCGAGCAATGACTACGATGGCACCGTTTACCGGGATGTTGCCGGTCGTGAACACCACATTCCCGCCAGAAGCTGTACCGGCGTTAGTGACCGTATAGTGCGTTGTGAGTGTTTTCTTGACCCCGCCAACGTAGACTTCGAGATCGCCGTCAGCATAGATCTTGAAGGTATAAGCGAACGTGTCGTTCGTGCCGTTACCTGTATAACTGACCTTTGATGTCGTTGTGGAAACTGTCATTTTTTTGCCTTAATTTCTAAAAAGGGGTTGTTCACTTTTCGGCGTTAATACTTCGACACCGGCATCTTCAAAAGCTTGATCTGCTGCATCTCTTCCCATCATTCTTCTAGCTTCGTTTTGTTGAATCAAAAGAACAGCATCTAGAATTTCTGGGTTTTCTGCTTTCAAAAACTCTCGCGCTGCTCGATCAAATCCGTTTTGGATCTTCTTGATCATCTCAACTCGCGCATAGTCCGTCACCATTGGTGAGTTGTACTGATCCGAGATCATTAAGTTTTGAATAGCTCCTGCAAAGGTCACCCCGCTACCTTTGGGCTTTATTCGCTCCTTCCAATTTGCGTTTGGGTCATAAGACGGTAAAGAAGCGCCGATAACATTGTTCTGATCATCAAGCTCGAGCTTTATTCCATTTCTTGAAATGATTTGGAAATCATGCTTCTGCTGTGCATTTAACTTATGCCCACCAATAATTGCAGTTCCTTTTGTGACCGGGGGAATCCGAGTTGATTCAAACAGACGGTTATACTCTTGGAAGGTTGGATCATCTGAAACCTCTTTAGTCTTTAGCGGTAGATTCATGAGGTGGTCATAAGGAATATATTCACCGTGAATCCCTACTAAGGCGGGAAGGTCTTTTGAAAAATAGGGAAGCTGATTCTTTAAACGCTCTAACAGTGTTTCAGTTGTTCGCATCATCGGATCAATCATTTTGCGAATATCTCGCCGGATTCCAGACAGCGGCAATTGCGCGTTAATGAAAGAAGCTTGCCAACGTTCTAGGTATCGTTCGGGATCTTGAGTGGCGCTGATTGCTTCATTTATTCCCCGCATATAAGTCTTGTTGATCGTGTTCTCATAGACGCCTAACGTGAGTGCAGCTCCAACATCCATGATTTGTTCCATCTGAGATTCATCCAAATCCATGTGTTGTGAAGCTTGTAAGATTTCATAAAAGTCAGCCATCAATCCAATCTGCAAGCTGAAAGGCTCTAACCGATCAAAAGACATATATTTGGATGGATTCCCATACTCATCACGCTCCACCACAAAAGAGCGGGGAGGAACAACCTCTCGCGTTGCGTCCCGAGCGCCAAATTCTTTCGGCCCCGACCCTGTTACATATCCATTGGCTGCGAGTACCCCGATTGTTGCGACCGTCATAGTTCCAACGGTCATTCGAGACTGAGCCATTTGCATTCTTTCCATCTGCTCACTGCTCAATTGCGCTTTGCCGATTTCCGGCTCTGGATATAAATCTTTTCTTACCGATTGTGAAAGAAACCCAAGCGGCGTATCTTCAAGAAATCCAATTTTAAATATCTGTGCAGGAGTTCTAAAAACCGGAACTAACAATCTTCCGAGTGTGAACTGATTTAGCATTTTCTGAGTTGAACGACCCCATTCACCGAGGGGGTTTGTGAAAGTCTGGTATTCACCAAATTCTTTCATCCTTAACAACGTATCTTGATCCGGGTTTGCCATATACTGCTGCAACCGGACATCTTGCTCGGCAGCACTCAACCCTTCAGCTCTTGCGTCTTTAGCAGCTTGCCGGTACGCGAGCTGCGCCCAGTGACCACCTTCGTTCGTTACTTTATATAGCGCATCTGTCGGGCCGAGAATTCTCTCCATTGGTGCGCGAGCGATATGACCATAAACGTTGATCGCTGCGCCGGCAGCCGACTTTGGGTCGTAGCCCAGAGAGGTTGCAGAAATTGCTTTATCTTTTGCACCTTCAAATTTCGCGGTGCCGCCATACGGCTCGCCGGTTCTTAATGCAATGACGAAAGCTTGGCGCGCTCGATTGAAAGATGCGAATGAACCTATTAAATAAGCCATTGCTTCACCCTTCTCGACAACAGCAGCATCTCCCATTGTCCAACGCCCTAACCGAGCTGCGACAGCAAGATGAGTGGCGTGTCGACCGATCATCAAACCGTTGCCAAAAAAATTGACGCCGAAAGTAGAAAGGCCGGATAGAATTGATCCTGTCATGTTCTCGGCAATTGCCGCGCCCCATTTACTTATGCCCGACTTCTGGGCAGCAACCGTCTTATTGACGCCAATCAATCCTTGAGCTGCCATAACTTGATCAGCAAGGCGCGCAACATCAGCGGCGCTCCCATAATGTCGGGTCAGCTCATCGATATGCGCTTGCGATAGATCTTTCATATCTCCGATAGATTGCCCGGAGATTGCACGAAGTGAGCGACCGGCTTCAGCTCTGGCGCCCATCCATTTCACAACCAACTCTTTGTGAATGTTCCAGTTCCGCAAAAATTCTAGTTCAGCAACTGGTAAATCATCACCGGTTGCTTGGCGTCTGAAATTAGTCGCAGAAGCCTTTAGATTTTCGGCAGACTTTAAAACAAGGAAACGCGCAGCTTTAAGCTCTTCAGCAGATAACGCGGTTCCCGGCCCAGTGGTCATAAATTTTTTCGCAAACTCAGGATCGTTGGAAAAAACCCTAGCAAGCTTGAGCTGCTCTTCTTCGGTCACGACTCCACGCCGCTGTTTATCTATCTCGACGCGATAGCGTTTTGCAATCGCCATTTGAGCTTTATTAAAATCTTCAGCCGAAGTTATGTTCTGGGGGTTTAGCTGCCAAGATTTCGTTGTATCAAAGTCTTGGTAATCCGCTTGGCTAAGAAGGGAGTCAAGCTCGTCAATCTTGTCTTGGCGTAGCTCTGGAGTGTCGAGCTTTTCACCATCAACCCGAATCGGTCGGTCTATCGCTTCATTAACATCAACCTTGATGAAAAAGTCATCTTCGGTTTTGGGTAAATTTTTAAATCGGAGATTTTCGGGAACCGCATCCCCCATATTTGCCTTGCCAATCCCAATGGCTGTAGTGATCGGGCGCGCAATAGCGCGAGCTACATTTCCCAGACCGGCGACTAAAACCTGATCTTCTTCTGAATCTCCGAAGGGTTGATCCATCCAAGAATCAATTTCAAGCTCCCCAGAAGCAGAAACCCCGGCGGGTGCCGGGGTTTCAGTGGAAGTTTGCGGGATTTCTTTATTAAGAATATCTGCGTTTTCGATTGCCATTATCTACACTCGATAAAATGTTTGCGCTGTCGATTTTGTTTTTATCAAACTCGGCGTGGATAGATCTTATTCTGGTTGGATCAAAAATTATGAAGTGTCGCTGCCCTTCTACACCGTCCATGTTTTTAAACACGCCGGCGTCCATATCTATAGCGTCATATCCAAGATCATGGTAAACCTGAGAAACAACTGTTCCGGGGGATGCGTCTGCACCAAGGTTTGCCATATGGTCTCGCAAGATTTTTTCAAACTCAGAAGCGCCCATGCCTTCCTGATCCATAGCTGCTTCTAAAAGTTTTCCCTGCAGCTCATTAGTATCTGGAACGCCCCACTGGTCAGCAGCTTCGATGGTTGCTTCAAGAACATCCATAAACTCCCCGGATGGGTCAAAGATTTCTTCATCTGGATCAGAAGGATCTAATTCCCAGAAAGTTTCTCTTTCGCCATCAAGAGTGTAAGCATCATCATCGCCAACGCGCACAACCTTATCTGTGCGAAGCTTAACTGGGTAAACAACACCGTCATTTTCGACGCCAAGCAGCTTTCTAGCTGCATCGATTCCGTCTTTACCTTCAAGATCGGGGAAGGCACTTTCCGCGACAGTCTCGAGCCTGATGTTTAAATCAGGGCCACTGCCACTGTAGTTGTCGGATGCGTCTTCGAGGCTCGTTGTAAAGTAATGACCGAGACCGTAGTGATTGTCGGGATTGCCAAATTTATCGCTAAATTCAGTGAAATCCCGAGTCGATCCGTGAAAGAAGGTTTCATCACTGAAACCAAGGTCAGCAGCTCGCTGCTCTCTTAGTCGTTCGGGAGAAAGACCACTGGCGGCCCCTTCCGTTTGCGCTCCTCCGCTTCCACTTCCTTGCGGGCTTTCGCCATAATCTCCGGGGTTATCATTCGTGACCGAGGATCCACGAAGTTCTCGGATTGTTTTTGCTTCTTCATTTAAGTTACCTCTTTCTAAGATCATATTATAGACCATCGGATCCCATACTTCGACTGAGCCGTCTTCACCTTTTCGCGCTGCAATCACTAAAGACCCGCCGGAATTATCCATAATGACGCCTTGATCTGCAGCTTCAAGATAGGCTCGGGTATTTGCGTTAAATCCCTTATGAGTCCTCCCAATTGCCTGTAGGAAAGGGATGCGACCTGAGTTATAGAATCGCCCTAGGTTACGCATTGCAGCTGTTCCTGCGTCAACTGAGACCCCCATAAACTGAATCTCGTAGCCTTTTGACCTCAACAACTCCATTAATGCCAAATTCTTCTCAGGATTTGCCATTGTTTTGTCAATCAAAACGTTTCGACCGTCATTTACAGCGCGCTCAAGCAAAAGATCCCCAACGTCTGAAGACTCTTCGTGGGTTTGCATAGCTGCCCGATAGTCTCCTTCGCGCTTGATTGTCTTGTAATCTGAAAGCTGTTCTTTTATATCGTCTGGGTTGATGTTCACATATTGGCGATCTGGGATTGCGCCGCTTTCAATTCCCGATTTAAAGCCAGTTGTTTTGCCGGCACCGCTGCCGCCGCCTAAAAAGACAGCGACCTTTTTCTCACCTTCAGCGGGAATGCTGTCGCCAGATTTTTCGATAGCCTTGTTAATAATCCGGTTGTGCGATTGAGTTCGAATCGCCTTATAGACCGGGCGCCCTTCATGCCCAAATGTTGGATTGAAGAATTCGCTTTGCTCGCCAAAGCCTTTCTTATTTCGGGCCTGACTGTCTTGTGCAATAAGTCTGTGATTGTCAGCAAGAGTTGGTGCTAGATCAGGAAAGTTAAAATTTTCTGCGTCAACATCAAATGCAGCTTCATCAACTCGAACATTTCGTTGAAGTTTGCCGTTTTTGTTTACTTCCTCAACAATAAGATCAGGTCGATCAGGAACCGGAATATCGGGTCGAGGTCGAAGCCGATTGACTGCCATTCCCGCTGCGGGGATAGCTGCGCCGATAGTTGTTCCCAAAACGATTGTAGGTGCAGATTCCAATAGCCACCCTGATAGATCGCTAAAAGCCTCTCGATCCCCAAGCTCTGCGTCTATTCTTTCGCGATAAACTTGATCGGCTGCGGTATAGCTTCCACCCTCAAAGGCGCCAATCGCCATGCCTGTTCGGGAAAAAGTGCCATGCGCTGCGTGTTCAAGCCAAGCCTTCACTCCGCTTTTGACAGCTGACCGTCCCGAAAATTTCGCGCCGAGACTGGCGAGCGTAGTAATACCGCCATAAGTCGTAGGATCTTGGAAAACATTTGAAAAACCTCTTTTGACACCTTCCCAAGTGACATCTTTCTCGTCGTAGGTGTTCATCAACAGCAAGAAGGCAAGCTTGCCGCGATCATCAAACTCTTGAATCCTTGAAAGGTAGCCAACCATACCGACTGTATCTTCTTCAGCCCACGGCGCATCCATATTAAAGAATGAGTAATTGAATGCACCCATTTGATCGAGGCCATAGTCGGCTGCTTCTTGATCAGTTCCAGAGAACTTCTTGCCGTTGTTTTGGTTGTATAAAACCCTACTGGCGAGAATCCACTGTGGATTTTGGCGAAGATCATCTTCTGTTGTATTGAAATTCTCGTCGTTGGTCGTGTTAATCCAATCTCTCATTGATTGATTTTCAGCTTCTGTTTGCGCTTCAAACCGTTCGTTGATTTGCTGATCGGTGAGCATTGGTGGCGTCCAATTACTCATCTATTCATCCTCTGGAGCAAAAGGGTTCACCGCATTCCAAATCTTTTCAACGGTGCTTAACTTTTCCTCTGCTGTTTGAGTTTCTAGCTTTTCCTCGAAAAACTTTGCATCAAAAGTCCAACCAAAACTTTGCAATGTTTTTGCTTTTTCAGTTCGAGCCGGGCCGGGATCCATTTGCAGAACATCGTCGAAAGTAAACTGATTATTGTTTCTTGACCAAGTGTTATATTGAGAAAATTGGCCTGTGCTTCCAGTGAAGCCGGCATCTTTCGCTAGATCAAATGCGCCTTTTTCTTGTTTAACGGTTTGAGAATATTGACGTTCTTTTTCCGCTAACTGCTCGGCTTTCAAATAGATGTTATCGAACGCTTCATCGAACGTGTATTCCGAGTCAGCCATCGCGAGATCTATCTCGTTGTTTGCATACTCATCTAACTCTTTCGCGGCGATAAAGTAACGGTCGTTTAGCTGCTCAACTCTATCTGGCGAAAAGATTGAGATTGCATCCATAAAGCCACCATCTTTGCGATAAAACGCATTTTCGAAAATTCTGTTTGCTCTTGCTCCTTTATTACCGGCAGGGTTGTTCTTATCTTTCCAATCTGGAATACCCTGATCAAATCTTCGTCTTTTCTCAAGCGCCTCTTTTGCAAAATTCGGATCCAAAGGCATCGTCATCAACCTTTCAGTTCGATAAGCAAAATCACCGATATTGTCCAAAATATGATTCTGAAGAGAAACATCGGTTGCAGGAGCAGCTTGCGATCTTGCGACAATTTGCGCTTTAACTATCGCATCAAGATCAGGAATATCTTCAAAATTAATTTCGCCACTTGCGGCAGCTGCGGTGAAGGCGTCAGAGGTGTAAACGTTTGGATCAGGATTGTTATAAATCTCGCCCATTATTGAGTTCTTATTAGATTCTTTTCTAAGCTCGTCTTCAGCCTGTAAGCGTTTAATCTTGGCTTGAATCTTTGTGTCGAACGCAAGTTTGTCATCTGCGGTTAAATGACCCATAAATTCAAACTGTCTCATTTGAGCGCCTGTCATTGGGATCGTATCGCCGTTTTCATCATCAAGCTGAGATTCTCTATTGTTATTTGCAAAAACGTTTTCAAGATTCTCTAATCCGAGCTGCGTGTTTTCTGCGATGACTGTGGTCGCAAAGTAGTCATTGGCTAACTCGCGTTTTCGAGCGTCTACTAACTTCAATAAATCATCTTGCGCGTAAACCAATCTCGCATCAGCACCGCCGGCAATAATATCGATTTCGGCAAGAGTCTCAGCTTTTCTCAAATTACTAAAAACTGTGCCTTGCAAATAGGCAACGTGCTGCTTTCGATTGATCGCTTGAGCTTGAGCTTCAGCTGATGCGACATATGCAGCTGTACCGGCGAGAAATTGGTCTTTTGCTGCCCGAGGTAGTGTTTTGGATAACTTTTCTCTGTGGCGAGAAAACTCATCGGTAAAGCTTGCAAGTGATGTTTCGTGAACCGCACGATAATTCGTATCTGGTTGGCCTGTTTTGCCATCAATCGTTGTTGAAGCTGCACCAACCGGCATGGATTTCATGTTGGCAAGCAATCCTTCAGTCGTAATCCGAAGATTGAGTTCAGCTTCGGTCAACTTGCTTTTCATGTCTGCCTTTAAAAAGGTCTCGGCAATCTCACCCGCCCCGGCGACTAAAGCTTGAAATGGTTTTGCTTTGTCCAGTTCAGCTTGAACCTCGAGCTGCATATTGCGCTGTCCGGCTCTAGGATCTCGCAAATATTTGGATGTGTTTCGTAATGCCGGAGTGCGTAACGTAGGCGCGCTTCGTAACACCGGGCTTGAATAGGCGCCCGACATTGAAGGACTGCTCGAATATTGAAAACGTGGCATTCTCATTATCCCGAATACCCCGCTGAAAACCCGCCTGTATATCCGCCGGAGGTGCCAACTGTCGGCCCAATAAAGGCCGGCGAAGAAGCAGTCGGCGAAGCGGCGCTCGGAGAGCCATACTGAAGATAAGCGTTTCCGGCGTTCATTAACCCATTAATCAATGTCGCTGTACCGCCGGCTCGCAAGCTTGAGGCATAAGCTGCACCGCCACGCTCCATTGATCTTGCGTTAGCTTCCGCATCGTTCAGCATTATTCGAGCTGATGACGCGCCCTCTTCTCGAGTAATCATTGCTTGCATTGAAGCAGTTTCCATAAGCACCTTTGCTCTTTCCTCGGCATCCATCATGGTGATTGATGCTCTTCGAATACTTTCATTTCCCATCATCTGAATGCGCTTCTTGGCATAGTTCGCCATATATTGACGCTCACCATATCCCTGCTCGACGGCATCGATAAGAACTTCCAATGGGGAACCGGCCCCGATACGAACACCGCTTGCACCGGCAGCTGCGCGAATCGATCCACTAAGTGCATTTTCCTGAAGAACGTGGCGCCGCAAGACCTCAACATTTTCAGTTGCGGCTAAATCAATGTTTTCTCGAGCTGAAGTCAGGAACGCTAGAGAGTTCGTTTCTGCAATTTTTAATGTGCTGTCAGCGTTAAGGCTCGCCGTCGCAAGAATTGCATCGGCATTAAGACCGGCAACTTTTACAACTTCATCAGCGTTAGCGACTGAAATTGTTCTTAAATCTTCTGCGTTAGCGGTTCCAATTTCAATTGCACGTTCAGCTGCATCGTCGGCTGCTGAATTTCCCAAAAAAGCGGAAACAGCAGTCGTGACAACGTAAGCTGTTGCCGGATCAATTGCCATTCCTAACCTCCGTTCACTGAAAGAGTGCCAAAGATCGACAGCAAGTGAGTCGGGCCGGGAAGATCTTGCGTAATCGTCACTTGTCCGTCCAAATCAACTCCTTCATTTCTAACCCGGACATCGCCGGTTGTTTTTGGTTCAGCTGTTCCCATGCCTGTCGCGGGTGATCTGACCGGTGGTCGAATCCCATTAATCTTTGGAAAAAATGAATCGTGCAATCGCACATAGATCTCATTCCATCTTTTTTGTAGACCCTGCGCTGTTCCGGCAGGATTACCACCTTCGACTGCGAGCGTTTTCAACGTGCTAGTAAAAGGAAGACCAATATCTGCTTTTGTGACAGAAGCGCCACCGAATGAAACGTTGCCGCTGCTGACCGTTGCGTTCGGCACCACCGCGTCATCGCCCAGAATGCTTACCGTCTTGCCCTCGAGGTGCGCGAGACCGCCTGACGTAATGCCGGTGATCGCACTACCGCTGTAGGTCAAAGCTGAGTCAACGTGTAGGTCGGGGTCGAGATATTCGACGTAGCGTTTGGTTACGCCGCCGATTGTTCTTTTTGAGATCACCCAAACCTGATCAACGGTGCTTTGCGGAATAACCGCTAACGATTCGAAAGTGCCATCAGTCGTGTGACGATGCCATCCCACAATGCTCCGGTTTTTGTCGTAAGTCATTCCTGCCAGAACACCGTTATCAAGAACGCACCACAAAATTGAATCGGGTGCCATTTGATAGGCCATCTGCTTGATGCCTTCATCGCCAATGTGATTTGCAAGAAACGTCAGATCTTCAGAATCATATGAATCATTTGTCCAAGAATATTCGTAAGATCGAATCGATCTCCCGGTGCCTTGCACGAATAAGGTTTGATAGCCGATATGTCGCGGCTGTATGTTCTTGCCACCATAAGAGGTTTGTCGAGTTACTTGAACGTTAGATGGTGTTAAAGGCGCATTGCCGCCAGTAACCTTAAATTCACCGCCACTTGTTCCAACCAGTAGCACTTCGGTTGATGACATCCATTCGACGGTATTAACTTTGTACGATGCGATCTGATACTCGAGTGCATCATCATCATTTACGCCAAGCGTAAAGTTTTCAAAATCATCTGACTTTGAAGCAAAGATTGTTTGCGGTTTTCCTTCAGTACCGCCAAACCAAAGACGCTGCTGATGAAAAGTAACTGATCGCGGATACTTGTCAGTGGCATCCCATTTCGGAGCTGTGAAAGAAGGCGCAGTTAGCGCCCAACTTGTGTTCGATGTTCTAACCAGTTTTCGCGGCGCGACATCGGGGTGAACGATGTACATGGTGTCGGCTGATTGCGCGACTTGAATCTCGTCGAGCTGCGCTTCCGTGTACGGCGAACTGATTTCATAAGCACTGCCTCCCGAAACGACTTGACCGTTCTGTGTAAAAAATCGAATGTAGCTTTCGCCGAATTCTAAAACGTAAGATTGAGCGCGATTAAATTCAAACCTTATCAACCTGGCTTTTTTTGTTGAGTCTTTTACGGCGGCAACGTAGTGCGTCCCACCTCGACGTTCAACACCACCATGCAATTTGATAATAAAATTTTCGCAAGTTTCCACGCCGCTTGTGTAACGGTCGGTGTCCACTCTGCCAAAAAGGATTGGACTTAACTCACCACTCAGAAAGTTTGTTTGGATCGCGTTAGTGCGCGCCATTTACCACCAAGCCTTTCCGAAACGTGTTGTGTCAGATCCTAAACCGGATCTAGCATCTTCAAGTCTCGTTGAAATAAAGTGATCGCGAGAGGATTCAATCTGATCAATCGATTGAGCTTCGGCGAGTTTTTGAGAATAGAGCTGCCACATGAGCTGCGTGACATTATTGGATTGAACAAGGGTGTAAGCTGCATCTGCAGCAAGCCTTGCGGTGATTGCTTGCGCCAAAAGGGAATCAATATCACCTAAAGAATCAGGTCGACCAATAAACTTAATTTTACAAGTCGAAGCATTTGAGAGAATTTTTCGGCCTTCTACTTTCCATTTATCCGTGTTGTTGGTTTCATTCATCTCCAACACTCGGATGCAGTAGGGGTCGGTCGGTAACGCATATTGAAAATCAAAACCGTAAGCCGGGGTCGATACTTCCCTCGCAAGCTCAGTCCTATTTGTCAGGCAATTCCAAGCAAACGATCTAGCGACCGAATCTTGAACGCCATCAAAGATCTGATTCATTACAGCCGACTCCGTACTGCCGTCAGCCAAAGATGTAATCCGGTTTGTTCCCAAAAGGGTCAACGCATCATTAATAATTGATAGCTTTGAAAATGCCATGATTTCCTATCAGTAAGAGAAAAAGGCGGCCCGAAGGCCGCCAATCCCCGAGAGAGAAGTTAAGCTTCGTGGGCTTGAACTTCCACAACACGTGCGTCTTCAACGCGAGTCGAACACATTGACCAAGCCATATAAACTTGCCAACCGTAACTCTTGTCTGGACGCTCATCGATTTTGGTTGTCATGTCTTTGCCTACGCCAAGACCTAAACCAGATTTTTGGAACGCAATGCACTTCCGTTTGCTGGAAGCAATTGACAGACGCTCGGAGCGAATAAATTTAAAGCCTAAATAACTATCAATTTGGCCTTCTACTAATGCTTTCACAGAATTATAGTCGGCACTTTTTATTTCAGTTACATTTAGCAAATCTTCGAGCTGCTGCGAACCGAGAACAAAGAATCGATCTTCGTTTTCAACTTCAGCTGCATCAAGGATTCGTTTCGCTTCAAGGATCTTTGCCAAAGTCATACCGGCAGTTCCCGCCTCGGTAATTTTTTGACCCGCCGGCAAAGCGACAGAAGATCCCGCGTCATCGGTCGCGTTACCAAGAGCTGCCGTAATGACCAAATCGTCGATTGCTCGACCCATTGCCCATGCGCCGGCTTTCGTATACGCGCCTTTCGGATCAACCAACATCCGAACTCCATCCGTCCAATCGTGCATGGTCGCCCAGTGGTAGTCGGACAAAGTCGCGACTCTTCGTGAGTGAACCATTTCCACGTTCGGAGTATCGGTGTAGCGAGTTGTTTTGGCTACTGCGGCGGTTTCACCGAGTCGCTCAAAATTCACTTTTTCCGAATCAACCGTTTTCGTGAAAACGATGGGACGCATTTTTGAACCTTGCTGTTGTGCAAGTTGCATAACAGCATCTTGATACTGTTGTGCATACCACTTGTTGCCTGAGTAGGCCATGATGTAATCCTCTAAAAAAGAAATAAAAAAACCGGCAAATGCCGGCTGACTTTTTTTCGAGGAGCTACCCTTTCGGACTCGTCTACGTTTGCCCTCGTCAGGGATGACCTACCCGGTCACCGGGTTTCGGACGCTGTCGCGCTACCCGAGACCGAGCTTTCTTTCAAAAATATCTGGCTCGGCGTCATCATCAGACAAGTAAGCTGCCTGATAAAGTTTTTGAACTTTGTCCACCGCTGCATCATGTGCAGGATTGTCAAGATCGTTATAAGGATGCGCTGCGTTGCCTAAGATCTCATCGATCTGTTCTTTGGCTTCTGTGGGCGTCATACCCGCATTTTGTTTTCCACCAACAGACATTGCGGGATCCTCAGAGAAGCCTCGACCGATTTCAGCAAAAGCTTTGATTAGTTTTACGTTGTTGCCCAATCCACTGCCGTTAATCTCTTGCAGCAGTTCTTCACCACCGAAATGACCAATCGCAGATTTCGCATCTTGCAGCTTGGAATCGAACGCCTGACCCCAATCGTCTTTCAAAGAAGACAATGAAGCGTTCATTGAATTGTTTCGTTCATGGGTGGCAGTCGTGACACCGTCATTCATCCAGTTCACTAAATTATTGGCTTGACTGTTGTTGAGGCCAATCTCATGCAGCTTTGCCAACAACGCACCTTCAGCTTCGCTTGCTTCAGCGCCTTCTGGTCGAGTGATCGAATATGCGTCAGCTGACTCTGGGCGACCCATTCGGTTATAAAAGGCCGACCAATCTTCTGCCTCAGAATCCTCAGACGGAATTCTTGCAACGCCGGGAACATTAGTAAGCTTCTGATTAAAGTCGCTCCAAACGTCCTCGCCGGCATCTTCGCCGGGTATCCGAATGCTGCGGCCTATATATGACTGTGCATCGGAATATGCTTTCGCAAGGGTGTTTACGTCAGGAATATCTTTAAGTGATCCAGACTCGCGCAAATCTTCTGGTAGTGATTCGCGCCAAGTGCCACTGCTAGTGTTTTCAACTGGTGCTGCTTCTTGAGTTAGAACGCTTTCTTCGCTCATATTAGTTATCCTTTCGGGCTAAGTTGATTAAGAAATTGATCGCATCCCTCTGCCCTTCGTGGAAGGCAGTTTGGTACGGATCTCCGGGGGTGTGAGAGGTACGCAAAACGTACAACTCGAATAACGCTTCCATCACTAACTCACCATCAGGCGAATCGATGATCTTGCGCCATTTTTTTTCTAATGTATCGACTGGGATCATTGACCGGTCACACCGGCGACAACACCCGCCATCGTGTCAGGATTAACTTGATCTACTGCACCGGCAACTTGTGCAGCTTGTCCGGCTTGATCAAGACCCATCTGCTGCTGCATCATCTGTTGCTGCTGCGCGGCTGCTTGTTCGCGTTCCATCTTCAGCTGCTCCATTTCTTCTTCGGAGCGCATGACTTCACCCGGAACGCCAAGACGTTTGGCAAGCATTCTTCCCATCTTGGAAAAATCAACAACGTCCATTACCGTAGGATCAATCTGCATCACTTGAGCTAACTGACCCATCCAACGTTCCACGGCGAACACTTCATCCATCTTTTGCGCTCGCGCTAACGGCGAGACATATTCGACATCAAGCTTGTTACCGCCTTCGAGTAATGACGCGGGAGGCTCGGCAAATGCGCCGGCTCGGAACATCACCATAAACACGCGCTGAATCAGCGGGTTTAGGAATTCGCTCTGGAGTCGGCCCACGACCGGCCCGAGGATCTGTTGCATCAGCTCCATGCGCGCCCGGACTTCGGTTGCGGTCATGTTCGGGCCTTCACTCAGTTGAAGCTGATCATTAAAGAAAGCCCGGCGAATATTTGTGATGAGTTCAGCAGACTTGATCTGCGTCACATTCCACTGGGTGCCGTTCTGCATCGGTCGGACACCGTTGATGTCACGGACGTAAGTTAAACCGCCGGGGTCGAGTCGAAGATCGCCGATGATGCCGTTGTATGCGGCTAACGTCGGAGGATCGATATTCTTTTCCCATGCGCGCAGCTCGAACAACTTGGCAGCGTTTAGGGTGCGAATGTCGGCTCGCGCCATCATTGCAGGGCTGAATCCGTAAACATCGCCGGAAAGCTTAGACCATCGAGGCACCATCCACGGACACTCGTAGTAGCCGTCTTCGCGAATTAATTTTTTATCGTGAACTTGAACCCAACACGACGCCCACGGTCGATCTTTACCCGGCGCCATGTCAACTGGCTCAACGCCTTCGCGTGGATAGACGGCGTGAATAAACTCAAACTCTTTGTCGGGTTTATTTTCTAACGCTCTTTCAATTGTTTCGCCTAGATTTTCATCAGGGAAAAGCTGCCTTGCTTGACGCGCTGAGAACTTTAAAGTGCGGTAGATAGTATCAACCACACCATCAACGTTTTCGGAAATTGCAACTTCACTCAAATGAACAGTGCGAAAATTTAATGAATCTTGGTTTTCAACCTTATTAGTTTCAACCTTCATCGCGGCGGTGCCAAAACAACAAAGGTCAAGGTACAGCTCGTTGACTTCAGAATTGAAATTAGATTCTTCTAGGCTTTTATAGATTCGATCAACCGAGTCTTCAAGCCACTCAATCGCAGCGTCATCGTCATTTAACTGATCGTCACGGTAGCGAATTGAAAACCAACGACCGCTAGGCGCTGTTAGCGCGCCGTGGAGACCGGACGCAAGGGTTTGGTTAGAGCTGATCGCCGTGGAGTCATAAATATCCTCGTCGCGTTTATCGCCGCGAGTTCGCTCCGTAAGGAAATCAGCTTTAGTGGGTAGGACAAAATGCCCGACCTCATCCCAGATGTTTTCCCAGTTCTCGCGACCTGACTTTAATTCTTTACAGCGCCGGATGATTTGTTCGGGTTCCGGTGAGATCCCTTTTTTGCCATAAGCTGCCATTACGATAGCTCGGTCACTAGAACACCCGAGTTCATTTCGTCATCATTGAGGCCAGTCGAGCCGGTTTGGACAGTGCTTTGAAATCCGGTTTTAGCCGATTGCGCCCTTCTCCAAGCAAGATATTGATCATAAGTTTGAACTTCGGGTGGCGCGTCGGGCCACGGACTTTTCGCGACGGTCGAAACGTCTGCTTGTGCAGTCGCAACTGCGGTTTCTGTTTCCTCGATTGCATCGTTTACAGCAGCACTTGAGGTGGATCCACCTGACGCCGGAGCATAGCTTCGGGTGCCGCTACTACTACCGCTGCTGCGGCTGCCACTACCGCCGGATCCACCGCTACCGGTCGAAGCGGCTGCAGCTGCTGCTGCGGCTTCAGCTTTTTGGGCGCCAAAATCCTCAATGGTGACAAAGCCGCCGCCGTCACTCCCTGCAACAGATCTAAAATTTAAAGAGCCGGGGCTTGTCTCATAAAAAATTTCACCGCCCGGCCCTTGAATACCTCTCGAACCGCGCTTGGTCATGTAGATGCTGACCCTGTTTCGATCACTGACTGAATTGCCGCCGACCGTACCGCCAGATATAGCGCCGGTTCCTTCGTAGGATTTGTTTGGGTTGCTGCCGAATATCTTTCCGCTGCGTCTTGAGTCGTAGAGTTCGCCTTTAGTGGTGTAAACGCTCGAACTTGTTGGCTTATCGTCAGGTAGCGCGGAGGAAACTGACTTCGCTCGAGAGGTGCTTTGAGGCTGATTCTTGGTTGCCTGATAGTGCGAGGTGCCTTGATAAGCCGCCATCGAATAGCTTTCGGGAGACCAACCAAGCTGTCTCGCTCTTGAACTCCACTGATCGTAAGTTTTTGCCATATTTCTCTACGCTATTGCTCGCACCACCCGAGTTGGTCGGTGCTGTTGAATGTGACCCATTTCATCCCAACCCATGCAGAACGTACGCATCGCGTCAGCTGCGTGGGATGACCAGTCGTGAACTGGTTTGGGCTTCCACGTTTGGTTTCTTTCGTCAAAGTCTTTACGGTAGGCCGCGAGACAATCGATGCCGTGACCGCACTGCTCCTCGTCGAAGACGAGTCGGTTGAACATTGCCCGGACGCAGTTGATGCCGTCATCGACCGGCGCTTTTCGGACAACCGTAAAAAACAACCCTAGATCCCGCGCCATCTCGATGCGGGTCTTGCCACTGCTGAAATCGCGAGCTGCGATGTCATGTGGCGCAAAGTGTTCGCCGTATGTGTAACCCTTCTCTTTGATCAGGTTGACATAGAACGGCAACGCTTCGCCGGCGTGTTGTTCGTAGTCGATGACATGAATTTCTTGATCGACCACTTGCATAAACCAGATCGCGGTGCTGTCGCCAATGCCGATGTCCCACCCGGTGTAGACCGGAAAACCGGCGCGGTGCGGAACCGGCTTGATGCGGTTCATGGCGCGAGCTTTGTCGAGCTGATCGCGGTAGTAGGCGCCCGGCAGAGCTGCGTCCCAACTGCAGAAATATTCAGACTGGATTAGCTCCTCGGGCATTCCTTCGTCGCGTTCGCGTTGGATCGCTTCGTCATCAAGGAGGTTAGTGTCCTCGACCGATAGCTTTTGAACAAACCAGTCGGGGTTTTTTTCAGCCATCGTGAACAGCCGCCAACCGTGGTTTCTGC